ACTTCTCCAGCTTGTAGAGCAACGCCATCGCCTTCTTCTCCGAGAAGTGGATGCGCAGCTCCTTGACGATCTGATTGTAGTTCGTGCCTATGCAGCGGAACTGGGCATGGAAATCTGACAGTTTGGTGTAGTAGTCTAGCATCGTCTTGTCCACCTTCAGCACCTTGAACTTCTGCCCGAAGAAGTGTGCTTTCAGAAAGACGGCTTTCGCATACAACTGTGATTCTTCGTACATCGTAAGGAATTTGTTCCATTCCATATCATCGAAGCGCACCATCACGCAGTGCGTCTTCGGATTCAATTTGGGATTTCTCCCGTATTTACTCTGCTTTTTCATTCTGCTTATTCTTTCAATTTTATGGTTCATTCATTGTCTAATCTCCGATTAAAAAATTCCGAAATTATCCGACTGCGGAGGATAATTCTGCCCACGGCGGTGCAAAGATTTTCAGTTACCGGAATTAACCGGAGTAACTGAAAATATATCTTGCTGTGTCTTTGAGGACACAAGAATCCTCCGCTTGTCGGATTGGTTTGTGAGTATAATAACTCATTTGGAATATCAGTCAAGACGATGGAGTGTATCCACCGGTTTGACTGGTTCTAACGTAATCGGCTCAGAGTTTGCACCACTGCTCGATATCCTCCCGGTAGGTTTCAAGGTGCAGGCGGGCGAGGTTCTCAATAAGTCCCGATGCACTCATGCCACGCCCGCCGAGACGGCGGACAATCCCATCCAGCCGGTCACGCACCTCACCGCTGACGAACACGGGTTTGCGGTCGGTTATCTTGGGTACTCGCAGGTAAGCGGTACGGTACTCGTCCAGCGACAGCCTGCGTTGTTTGCTGCTGACACGCTTCTGCAGCACTGCCACTTCTTCGGGCGTTCCGCCTGACGGTTCATCCACCGTAGCTGTTTCCGCTTTTTTCGTGACGGTCTTGCCGGGTTGTGCCAGCTGTTCCGGATCCAGACCGATGTTCCTGTAGAAGTCGTCCATAGACTTCTCGCTGCGGGATTCCCTGCGTCCCATTCTTTCCACGATTTCATGAGCCTGCTGCTCACTGATACTTGGTTCTCTTTTCATTGTCATAAAACAGATTGATTAAGTTATTACTGTGGTCTTGCTCTGTGCCTTGACCGATTATCGCAAGTAAAGTAAGATACTTTAGTGCAGTCAGTCAATCGTTTGGGCTCGATTAGACAATTTTGTGTGACTTTGCTTTATAGTGACAGAGACACTGGTGAGGACTTCACAGATTCGCCGAACGTGAATAGCCGGAAGAACAAAGGTGCGAATACAGGTGTTGATTGTCACCAGTCATGCCGTATCATGGGAAGCGCAGTAATTCTAAGGCTGAGTGGAACGAAGCCTTAGAAGAGGGCTTACGAAGTATATTTTGAGCCAAATTTCGCTCCAATCGTTTTCGCACCGAAATTACGACTTTTATCTCCGTGGGCTTATTCGGTTCGTATTCGATATAAAAACGTTGTAAATCGAAAGCAAAGCTGATTATTAAGCATTTTATAAACAATGAAGAATAAATAAAATATATTGATTAAATTTAGAATGTTTTAAAATGAAAGAAATCAAAGGCATAGGATTTACAATTCCTTCCAAAGAAGATGATTATATAGACTTAGAAAGTTTATCATCTCTTTCTGATGTAGATATTGCAATCTTCTCACCCAATATTAGATACAATTATAATAATGTATCTTCAATCAGTCCGTATCAAGGTGATACTCTTTTTTCCGAATCATATTCTCCTCGAATGAAAGAGTATTTGGCACATTGGAGAAATGAATTAAAATCCTACTTAGCAAGAGGGGGTAATTTATATGTTGTATTAACAGAGAAAGAGAGTTACTATGTTTATACAGGTACGAGAAATTCATCAGGAACGGGAAGAAATACTCGGATTACCAATCACGTAGCTCCCATAAGCAATTACAATTTCTTGCCATTTGATATCACTTATCACAAATCTCAAGGAACTAAGATTATCCCTAAATCAAATCTTATCAAAGATCTATATAATAACTTCAAAGATATACTTACTTACGAAATGTATATAGGGTGCAACAAACTGCAAGATGTCTATTTTACAACTAAAAATGGAGATAAAACTTTAGGAGGAATTGTTAGTACAGAAAATGGCAATATAATATTTCTTCCTAAAATAGACTTTGATAGGGAAGAGTTTTACGCAGATGAGGATGAGGAAACTTGGAATGAGAAGGCATTACAAAAAGGTATTGCTTTTAAAAATTGCATAGCAGCTCTCGACAAAGCAATAAGAAATGAAGTTGAAAAATCGGTCAAACCTGATTGGATAAATAAAAGTGAGTTCAATATTAAATCAGCAGAAGTCATAAAGCAGAAGAAAATAAAACATGAAGAAGAAATACAAAAACGCAAAGAAAAAATAGAGGAATTAGAATTGTTGTATGAAGAACAAGATAGTCAAAAGACTTATTGTATGAATCGGGTAAACCATTAGAAAATGCAGTAATTAAAGCGTTGAAAATCTTAGGATATTCTGCTGAAAATTACGATGACGGTAAACTTGAATTAGATCAAGTCATCATATCTCCCGAAGGAGATAGATTCATAGGAGAATGTGAGGGTAAAGATAATAAAGACATAGATATTACTAAATTTCGCCAATTACAAGATGGGCTTAACGCAGACTTTGAGAGAGAAGAGGTTTCAGAGAAAGCATATGGTCTTTTGATAGGAAACCCTCAAAGAATGATTGATCCAAATTTAAGAACGCTTGATTTTACGGAGAAATGCCAATCTGCAGCCAAAAGAGAGCAAATGGGACTTATCAAAACTGTAGATTTATTTAAGGTATGTCGAACCATATCCGAAAATGAGAATATGCAAGATTATGCAAAATCTTGTCGAGATGGAATAAAAAGTTGCTTAGGAGGCATTATTGTTTTTCCCAATTATTGTGAGTAAGAAACAGAAACATTCTTGGCATTCCGCCCCTATTTCCGCCCCTTCAAAAAAAGAAAAACCTTCGAAACCACTATTAACAAAGGGGGTTCGGAGGTTTCTTTGAGGTTCCTGGCGCACTACTTCCAGTACTAATAACCAAGAATTTAGCTCTATAACGGGCTACAAAAATCACCGGACCCAAAATTAATTTCTATTCGGAGACAAACATTTTAGTTCGAACCAAACTTGATTTTTTATTGTTTTTTGTTCGGGAATTTCCCGCCTTTAATTATCTTCATCCTGTTTTACCTGCGGAATTATCAAGTAACTCCAGCCTAGTTCTCAGTGATGCATTTTCCGAGACCAACTTCCTATTTTCACACTCCAACTCTTTATTTCTATCACGCAAAAAAAAGATTAAACTATCATTATTATGCGTATTAGACATATAATCCGTGATTTCAGGAAGTTCTTCCACATACATAGTACCTTTACCGGTCATCAACCAGTCTGCACTGAGACGTGGATAAGCACATAGAATACGTTCTATACTATCAGAATTCATTGATGACCTATTCTTCAAAGCTTTATTCACAAGTCCATTTGATAATTTAGCGCTAACAGTCAAGCTATTAGCGTTCAATTTTTCCATTTTCATAAAAGCTTCAAGACGATCTATGAATGCTTCTTTAGATATTGACATATTCTCCATATCATACCACTTTAGAACATTTCTCCATATAAAGAGAAAATTTCTTCATTTTTTTCATTGCTTATATAGAAATGTTCTATATATTTGCAACGTAGTTTCAAAATCAATGCAACAAATGTACAACAAAACTAGAACATGTGCAATAGCGAAAAAACGCTATTCCTTTAAAAAAGGATATCTGCAAGTCTCATTAGAGGAAAAAGATAAGCTCAAAAATGACTTGAAAGTAGTACTGAATAACCCTTCAAGATCATACTTCTCAAAGAAGCTAAATTCAGGGATTATAGATATTTCTGTTACCCTATTTACAGCAATTACGAATGTATTCCAAAAATACGGCATAACAGATTGCTGGACAATTGAAGAAATGTAACTATGAATCGAAACATCACACTAGCAAAACGAGAAAATGAAATAGCTGAATGCGTTGCCTGGGGAGGATCTTATAAAGAAACGGCCTCATTGCTTCAGATCAGTGTTCGGACTGTCGATAACACACTCCGCAGAATCAAAGAGAAATTGGGATTAAACAAGATCAATGAAATTTCAGCTTGGTGGTTCTGTACGCATCATGATATCAGCTTTGACCTATCTCCTTTCGCAAGGAAGATTGTCGCATCAACACTACTCTTCGTATTCCTAGGAGGTGAAATTGCAATATTTACTGACTCAACATGTACAGTCCGTCGCCCTCGCAGGAATCGTACAGAATACCGTACCAGAAGACAGGAAACTTCTATTAATCAACCATATATCATTTAACTAAATACGCATAAGGAATGCGTCCGGTACAAGTCCGGGATTTTATTTATACATTATATTCTACTCAAGAGAATAGAAGTTTAATCATTCCAATTATTAACCATTAAAACACCGTGTTAAGGAGACACGTAGGGTATCCAGTCCCTGGTTAAGGTTTGTTACACAAAGATTGCCGGGTGAAATTCCCGGCATACGGGTAGTGGTGTAAGGTAACACAACGGAGTTTTTCAGCGTTTCTCCGGTGATGCGGGTTCAATCCCCGAATGCCCACGATTTCTAGTATTAATTTTAAGAATAAACATTATGGAAAATTTAGAAGAAGAAACAAAGAGAATTACTTCAGCAATGGTTCAAATTTCAGAGATTATCACAACAAGCGGAATGAGCGGAATTTGTATTTTACATAAGGGTAAAGGAAATGTTATGGCTTCTCCATTACTAATACAAGGAACTACTCTTGATATCATACCGGCAGTTGTATCAGTCATGAAGAACCATCCAGTAGCTCGCGAAATATTACTTACAGCCTGCGAGTGTTACAAATGCCAAGAAAACGAACAAGCAGTGCCAAGAGATATGCCGGCTTATTTGAAGGGAATTATAGAAGATTTGTTTAGGAAAGGATAGAGCAAGCTATGAAAGTTGTACACTCTCCCAGCCCATCCACCAATCCGAAGAAAAGAGAGAAAATTAATCTTTTCGAGAATGATGATCCGGAAGAAGTTGCAGCTCTATGTCAGCAATCTGCTCAGCAAGAATCAAACAAAATATTGTTAAGAATAGACACCCGAACGCAAGTTCTCGTAGATCCTAAAGATGCGACTCTGGAACATGCGGAAAAACTACGGCAGCGGTATAAATTAGATTACCACCGCAAAGCCGTAGGAGGGCGTAAAAAAGGATAATACTATGTACGTAGACAATGACCATCGTGGTTACCTCACGATTAACGATATTCATCCTGAAGACGCAAAGCGCCTTCAACAAATTATTCAGCAAGCGGACAAGCAACTTTTATCCCATTCCATTGAAGTCCTTGAGAAACAACTTCACTCACAACTCATAGAACTTGTTTCTCCTATACAAAATAATAAACCATAACTATGCTTTTTACTGACGATGACATAAAGCGCATCAAAGATGCCTCTGCTAACCATTTGGTAGACGTAGTACAAGACTTTCAGAATCTTCGCAAGTCCGGTACAAGTTACGTTTGTGACTGTCCCGTCTGCAAAGCTTCGAAGAAGTTTAGTATCAATCCTGCTAAAGATATTTATAGCTGTTTTTCCTGCCATCAGATAGCTGGAGCAGGTGCGCTTGACTATTTAATGAGAGTTGAGAAAAAAGAATTCCCTGATGCTCTCGAATACTTAGCACACAAATTTAGCATCTTACTTGATCAACGTCCGGAAGATAAAAAGAAGCCGGTTGTTAAGATGAAAAAAGGGAGCAAAAAAGCTAAAGGGAATGATACAGATAGTTTTTGTGCTAAAATGCTTTCTGAATCAGGTCTGACATTTGAGGATGTTACTGCAAAAGTATATAAAATCGGCGATACTAGTTCTGTCTTTGAATTACGTACCTTTCGTCCAGGCACTATCAATGAAAATGGCGTCATCGATCCTAAAGGCGACGACGTGATCATTGAATACTATGATCTTGAAGGAATGCCGGTAACATATGCGCGAAAAGATCACCGGAAAAAAGAAACAGGAGAACGAAAAGAATATTTCCGTGTGCGATGGCAATTCCCGGATGCCCATCTTGATAAAGAAGGAAAACCTTATAAGTACAAATCACCATCAGGAAGCGGCACCCCAATCTATATTCCAGAAAAACTACGACGTTTATATAAAGAGAAACAGCAGATACATAGGCTTTATATTCAGGAAGGCGAGAAGAAAGCAGAAAAAGCTTGTAAGCACGGGATTCCGTCTATTGCAGTTAGTGGTATACAGAATCTCGGACTAAATGGCGCTCTTCCGGAAGACCTAGTCCGTATCATCACAACTTGTGGCGTAAAGGAAGTAGCTTTTATCTTCGATTCAGATTGGGACGACATAAGCACAAACGTCCGTCTTAATGATCGAGTCGAAAAGCGTCCTAGTTGTTTCTTCTTCGCAGCCCGTAACTTTAAGGAATATATGCGCACCTTAAAAAATCGGAATATTTATGTTGAAATTTTCATTGGACATGTCCAAAAGAATCCTGCTGGAGACAAAGGAGTAGACGATCTGTTAGCCAATAGTCTAAGAGAGCATGAGGACGAGTTAGCTCAGGATATAGATTATGCTTGTAACGAAAAGAAAGGCTTAGGGAAATATATAGAAATGTTCAAGATAACAACTTGGACAGATCATAAACTGCAAGAACTTTGGTGCTTGCATGCACCTGAAGCATTCGCCGAACGCCATAAAGACATACTAAAGAATCTTCCGGAATTCGTATTCGGAAGATATCGTTGGAAATTTGACGATTCCGGTAAATTTGTCCTCGCACAACCTTTTGATGATGACGAAAAATTTTGGGAAGAAGTTGAAAAAGAAAATCGATCCGGGCAATCTCGCATCGAATACCAGTTCTGCTATGTCAACTCACATAACTTCCTACAAAATCGAGGTTTTGGACGCCTCCGAATGCTGGATAAGTCCTACCGCTTTATCCAATTGGATCCTCCGGTGGTTCGAATGATCGAGGCATCAGATGCACGCGACTATTTATTCCAATTTGCTAAGCATTATTGTAAAAAGGAGGTTAATGAAATGTTGATTAAAGGCGTTTCCCAATATGTAGGTCCGGACAAATTATCACTATTAAACTTCATAGAACCAAACTTTATCAAACCTAACCGGGAAAGCCAATTCTTCTATTTTGATAGTAACTGCTGGTATATCACGAAGGATCAGGTTTCGGAGATGGGATACGAAAACATAGCACATCATATTTGGGAAGAACAACGGAAACAAATAAAAGCCAAGTATCTCAATGCCCCCTTGATCACTTTCAGTGTTGACTCAAATGGGCAATACTCATACGAACTTTCAGAGGATGGTAGTAAATGTCATTTTCTCCAATTTCTTATCAATGCCTCAAATTTCACATGGCGCAAATCTCCAGAAGAAATGGAACCTGATGAAATCATTGAAAACAAGATTCATTTATTGAGTAAACTATGCGCCATCGGTTTTATGGCAATGGAAGCCAAAGACAACAATGTCGCTAGAGCTGTTGTCGGCATGGACGGAAAGCAATCCGAAGTCGGCGAATCAAATGGACGTTCAGGGAAATCACTGCTTGGCGAGCTAATGAGACATGTCACTCCTACAGTTTACATTCCTGGTAAACGGCAAGATATATTCAATGATCAGTTTATCTGGAATGACGTACAAGAAAACACAAAGATAGTTTTCATAGATGATGTGCTATTGAATTTTAACTTTGAGTTTCTTTTTCCGAACATCACCGGAGACTGGAGTGTAAACCATAAAGGTGAAGGCAGGTTTACTATCCCCTTCTCAAGATCCGCCAAAATCTATATTGCAACAAATCACGCACTAAAGGGATCCGGATCCAGCTTCAATGACCGACAATGGCTACTTGCCTTCTCTGACTTTTATAATGATAGCCACAAACCTGTTGATGATTTCGGTACCCTATTTTTCTCGGAATGGGATTTTGATCAATGGAACCTTACTTGGAACTTATTGGCAAACTGCATCCAGCTCTATCTGCAGTTTGGAGTCATACAAGCTCCAGGCGAGAGACTCGAACAACGGAAACTCCGTCAAGAAATGGGAGAAACTCTTATATCTTGGGCAGATGAATACTTATCAAATGAGGATCATTTGAATCGACGTCTTATCCGCAAGGACCTATATGATGCTTTCTGTACATACGATCCGGCACAAAGGAAGTTCATCTCCCCGACGGCTTTCAAAAAGAAATTTATAATGTACTGTGAATGGAAAGGATATATTTTTAATCCTCATAAATACGATAGCAAGACCGGGAATCCATTTCAGATGGATAAAGACGGACGACCTATTATTGACGACAAGGCTGGAGGAATAGAATATTTCACAGTTGGCACTGGAACTTACACTGGTGACAGTTATTCAGCTGATGTCAGCTTTGAGGATGAACAGAAACAAATAGACTTTTAAAAAAAGCAGTGACAAATATGGGGAAAATATTACTAAATGAGGTATTATCTCATACTGATAAGTTAAAAGAGGAAATCAAGAAACGTTTAAAATGTGAGATTATCGATTTTGAGATTGTAGAATATGAGTCTGGAGAAATAGGTGTGCATTGGAATGCTACATACAAAAGCGAAGCTTCATACGTGGATATTCCATATAAATGGATAGTGGCAGGTATTCATTGGGATGAAGGACTTATTAGCATGTATGCAGACCCAACTGACTTTTTAGTATTTACAAATAGAAAAGAACATTATGGAAATACATAGAATGAAGCCGGAGAATCCTATTATCATTGTTGATGAAGCAGAGTTCGACCGAATTGACTCAATAGCCAAACTGAAAGAAGAAGAGGTAGAAAGACTTGCAGATGAGAAGTTCTTAAGACATGTTAAGAATAGTGGAGTTCACATGAGATTCCGTATCAATGGAGTGGAGAAAGTGATAAGGCAGGAAGTCCTTACTGAACTTAATTACGATGAGCGTGGGTGGCCGCAATCAATTTCTGAGGAAGTTAAGTATGCCATTGCTGACGATATTACTCATTATGTGAATAAGCATTTCGAACATTATAAAAATGATTGTAAAGAAATGGTAGAAAACGAATGGGGTAGACATAAGGCTAAGCATGAGAGAAAGATCAAGTATTGGAAATCTCTTTTTTTTATTACTTTTTTCGTGCTATTGGTCGAGTGTATTTATAGAATAATTCAATAAAAGAATAGATATGAAGAAGAAAACAGTAACAGTGTTGGCGATTGAATATTCAAAAAGGGTGTGTGATCCTCAACCTGAATTTATTGATCGAATGGATGTAAGAGGATTGGTTATGAGTGCTTATAGAAGTGGATATAATAAGGCTCATTCAGAGCATGTAAAGCGCATCACCAATATCGTGGAGCTAAAGCTATCTGACATTGATTCCCCTGTGTTTACTCGTACAAAAGAGTTTAGAGAACATTTTGATTACATAATGTCAAAAATCAAAGAATAATTTGCGTATAACTAACAAAACATGAATAGAATAAGATGGTTCGTCATCGGACTCCACCTATATGTATTTCCGCCAGAACCGGAAGTAGGAGACATCGAGGCTTTACACAACTGGATCCCACAAAAAAGAGGAATCATTGAGACGCTAAAATTCAGGTTTCACACCGGTATTTGGAGCTATACAGCAGGGAATATAAATTATCAATTTTAATTGCACTATCACTATTCTGCACTTAAGCATGGGAACCTATCAAGAAATATTAGACGAAGTTCTTCCTCTATACCGGCAGGATCCGGAACGCTTCATGCGTTTCTATCACGCCGTCAATAACATTCTTGCTACAATACCTGAAGGCAAGAGTATTCTTATAGCTGACCATTGTAAGCCTGCATCACGTGATCTATTCATTAAAATAGCTTGTATGTATATTATTGAAGAAACAACAAGGAAAGATGTCTTGGATGACTTTTTAGAGTTTTCTGACGATTATAGCAGCATTCGGCATGTGCCTAAATTAGTGCCGGCACATGTCCGGCCACACTTCTACTCGAATCGAAGATGAGTAGATTATCCCAATTTATTACTCTGTAAAGATACTAATTTTCACTGATATACGCAACATTATGACAATAAAAAAAGAGAATAAAATAATGGTAGTAATAGCCCAATCGAGCGATGACCGGGAACTATTCATTTCCCGCCTGGCCGTTCGGCTAGGTTTTGCCAAAGTCCCTTCGGATGCTAAAAAAATCATCCGCAAGGATATCTATTCCTTTGACCTGCCTACTGCCTACTTCATTCTCTGCAGTAACTACAACTTTCGCGGCTCTGTCATCACGACACAGCGGCTCTACGAGCTTGCCGCAAGGGGCATCTGTGTAGTCGTTGGCGTCAAGTCACTACCGCGTGAGTACGAATTGATATCGCAAGTGTTTTATCCTGATGATTTGCGCTAACATAAGTCGAATCATTTATTGCCCGGTGATGCTTCTGTATTACCGGGCTTTCTTTTTCCGTTCCCCTCGCCTCCCCTTCATTCATCAAGAACGTTTTGAACAAATGTGCAGGGGGAGAGGCGCCAAGCGAAGACAGGGGGACATATATATTTTTTTTATTTTTCTTTCTTTCTTAAAAATACCCTACCTAAAAATAAGGGAAAATTTTGTGCTTTCGTGCAGACACCCTTTTTTCGGCATTTATTACATTATAAATCAGATATTTAAACACCGCACGATTTTCGTACAAAAACGTACGACTCGTACAAAAACGCACAAAAATGCATTTTGTACGGAGTACGAAGATTTTGTGCTAAAAAGTACACTATTTCGTACGCCCTTAACTATCTGATAAACAACACATAAATAGAAAGCGTAGCTCATTTAGCACGATTGCACAAAAAAATAGTACGGTATCAGCAAGGGTTATATGTACAATACCTCGTTTTTTTATTGATAAAGGCAAGGATTACTCAGTTATATTTTGTACATTAGCTCCACACCTAAACCACTATGCTTTATATGATTACTACTAAGATTGAAGTTCCACAGCATCTTAAGGAGTATCTGATCGGAAAGTTCTGCAATTTGCAGGACTCTCCGATTCGCTTCCCGGATAAAACGGATATCTACCATTTTATCTACGATCTGTTAGAACGTCGTCCAGCCAACATCTTTAAGGATCATGGTAATCTCACCATCATCCTTCCTGAGCGTACTACCGGGAAGGATCCTAAAACTTACAATTACCTGGGAATACGTTCACAGATAATTCTCATTCGCAAGATCGACCGCATGCTATGGGCAGAGGTGCATGATTACTTGGATGAACAAAAGCACACTTACGGAATCACCTATATCGACGGGATACACAACTTCATGACCTGCTATGGGATTGATTCTATCAGCGAAGATGCATTCAAGAAGAATTATTATCGATGGAGGGCTAATCTTCGACGAAAAGAGAAAAAAAGAGGCTATCACCGCACAAAAACATGACCGAGCAAGTGTAGTTAATTGTCCCTTTTTTGATCAAAAAATGTTCTAAAAATGCGTACTAATTGAAAATCAATAAGTTATGAATAATATCAATAATATGGGAGGCATATTATTTGCCGAAATCCTGAATACAGACGAAATAGCCCTGTTTGCAGTACATCAGAACCAGGCATGCATCAGAAGCAAGGAAGGACACGACTGGTATCCGCTTCCAACGCGAGGAGTCATTGAAGCTCCAACTGTCGCTTCCGATGATACTAAAGACGCAGGAATCACATATAAGCATTCAGCGACCATCCAGTTTCCCCGATCCGCATTAGAGGGGAATACAGCAAACGAGCTGCGCAATAAAGTTCAGACAGGCTGTGTTCTACGCTGTCAGGACACACAGGGACACAAGTATATCTATGGCACGAATGAATACCCACTCCTCGGAACCTTAAACCTGATTATAGGGAAAAAGGTAACCGACTTCACCGGATATGAGCTGAAACTTGCCGGGACCTCATTACATCCGATGCTCTCCTATATCGAAATTTAACCGTCCTTCTGCACCCTCACTAATAGGCGTATCATTGCACCAAAATCAGTGCAATGAGCCAAAAACGTATCATTCTTTCCGATTCATCGCTTAATCGTTACGGTTACCGGGTCCTTACCTCTGGAATGCTCCTCGAAGCATTCAAGAAGAACCCGGTGATGCTGTATATGCATTTTCGTGATGAAGGATCTCCCATTTGGGGAGAAACTAAAGCTATCGGGCATTGGGAAGATATACAGCTTGAAGGCGATGTACTTTCTGCCATTCCTGTTTTCGACAAGGTTGATCAACTATCTAAAGACATTGCCGCAAAATACGAAGCAGGGACTTACAACGCCGCAAGTGTCGGTATCCGCATCATTGCTACATCAGCCAACAAAGACCTTCTGGTACCTGGTCAGACTCGCGAAACAGTTACAGAGTCAGAGCTGATGGAAGCATCCATCGTGGACATACCGGCAAATTCCAATGCCGTTCGCCTCTATGATCGTTCCACATCCGTTCTTCTGGCAGCGGGTATGGACACGAATTCCGTGCCAGCATTATCAACAACTTCATTCAAAAACAAAATGACTCTAAAAGAATCATGGTCAGCTTTTTTATCTTTTCTGAATATCAGTCAAGATAAGGCAGTAACGACCGAATTATCAGCAGAGAACCTCGACTCCCTGCATAATGAATTCACCCGTCTGAAATCGGATAACAGTTCTCTCGTACAAGCTAAACAGGAGATCGATCAGAAATTATCTGATGCGACTACTGAAATAGCGACTCTCAAGACAACAGTAAGTGAAAAAGATCAAGAGATCGCTAATCTGAAAACCGAGGCAAGCGGCAAGGATTCAGAGATCACTCAACTCAAAGAACAAGTAGCCAATCTAAAGAAAGCTCCGGCACCGGGTGAACCAGTTCCTGCCCCAAAGGGTGAACCTGCCGCAAACGGAGGAAAAGAGGAACTGGCTGCCTACTGCGAGGAAAATGCCGGCAATTATCAGGGAATCACAGAACGCCTGAAGGCTGACGGACTCCTTTAATTTACTAACCTACCTTAACTATTAAAGAATATGTCTCAAAAATTAATTGACGTATCGAAACTGAACCAAACCTTAATCACATATGATAAGGCGCTTCGCGCTCTTCCATTTGCTACCCTGCAGGAAGTTGCCGCAAAATTGGGATTGAACGTGATGGACCTGCAAGGCAAACATGCCTTGATCAATGAACGCCGGCGTGCCGGTGGAACTCAGTCTTACAAGATTGGGAAAAATTTCCGCCTGGTTGATAAGCTGCTCGGCTATGAACCTTCCGTTATCGAACCGAAGGATGTTGTATGTATCACAAAGGAAAACTCTCAAAAATACGATGACGGTGAACTGTTGATCGTAGGAGGTCAGCCGGTCAGCAACATCAACAAGAAACATCCTCTTGAAACACGTGTTGCCTTCACATTGGTAAAATCTCATGTTGAAGATGTAGTATATACATTGTTTCATGCAGAACGTGATGAAGACTCAACTTCACCGTCAGGTGCATTTGATGGTCTGTTCACCAAAGCCGACATGCTGATTACAACAGGTGATGTCAATGCTGCTCGCGGCAACTTTGCTCCATCAGGTCTTTTTGCTTTGCCCACGAAGGATACAGACTCCGCCGCTTATGAAAATTTGGTTGAATGGATTGGTGGTGCCAACACTTACCTGCGTTCTTCCAAGTCAGGAATTCCACAGTTACTTTGTGCCGAAACGGTCTTGATAGCTGCACGCTCTGCTCTCCGCAACAAACTGAGTATGCAGGAATATCCTTCCATGCAACGCATGATTGAACTTTTGCGTGAAGACGCAATGTGCCCTGCGCTTGAAATCCTCTCTCACGAAGCATTGGGACAGGGATCACGCCTGGTTCTTCAGAAGAAAGGGAATATGGATGTTGCCTTCAATACCCAAGCCGCAACCAAGTTCTGTCAGATCCGTGATATCTACGAAGATCCCAACGAATGGCAATTCTGGCTGCAAACCGGTTATGACACCCGTATCCGCGACTGGCATGAAAAAGTATACCGCTGTAATGAGCAAAAGAATGAATCTCTTGACCTCGCAGGAGACTATTGCAAGACCGGAGGCGTACAAGTTGATATCACAGGAACGGAGAATGCCGCTTGGGCCATCAAAGGCAAAGTTGCTGAACGTAGCAATGGTCAATGCATCATTGGTCTGACACCCGGTAAGTACACTATTGAGTTTACTGCTGTAGACGGTAAGACTAAACCTGCCGATCAGGAAGTGACTGTAGTGGAAGGCGAAGTAACAACCGCAACCGGTGCTTACACCTAAACTGAGATAAAAAATGAGCGGCCATTTTTGGTCGCTCTATCCTATTCACTCTTAACAATTACACTAATGAAAAAATATACTTACCTAATTCTCTGTTTGTTATTTGTGGCTTTGGTTATTGCAATCCCAGAGCTGCACCCTCAGACATGCCATCTTGATGGAGATACATTGACCATGCTGGCAGCTGGTCCGGCTTTCGCACCACTGAAATGGAATGTCGGTCAAAATAATATGGGTGGATATAAAGGACGTTTGCTGTTCGTCCCATTTGATGCACCCAATACAGTACCCACCGTTCCGGATCCCGGCAAAGCTGCAGACAATGAAGCACTAGTGGCGGCAGCCGGTGCATTTGCTTTTCCTGCAGAAGGAACATATAAGCAACCTATTTATCTATATAGTACAGATGCGACAGTCGAATATAAAGCGGAGCAACAGGGAGAAGCTGACGGGATCAGCTATAAACTGACGTTAAGCTTCTTCTTCCCTGGTAATACCCCTGAAATGCATGCATTCAATGCATTGGTAAAAAACACAGCAGGCTATTACATCTTTGAAGACTCCGACGGCAGGCAAATGATCATGGGACAGCCGGGATTATATGCTTCTACTGCTCCTTCCTTCAATGGAGGAAAAGCAAGAGGTGATCGTCGCGGTACCACCTATACGGCTACCGCCGATTCCAATTACTCTGCGATCTTCCTTGAGACTCCCATAGATATGGAAGTGATAGGCGGATTTAAACCAGCTCCCGCACCAGAATCATGATCAGACAAGAACAACTCAGCCAATGGTTAGGAGACCGTCAGCGCAAATATGCTGACGGCCTGGTTCTTTTCAATGCTCTCGCAAAGGAAGCTATGAAAAAGAAATTTGCTGCTTACCTGGCAGCAGCTCCGGAAGATCCACACATTTTTGATCCGCATTTCACCCAGCTCGTTAATTGCTTGTCCAAACTCGACAAGGAGATTAAATTCTCCCCTTCCTTATATCCTGCCGCAATGGAAGAAATTGTTGTAGTAAAGACCATGAGCGAGGATGATCGAAAAAAAACGATCGAATCCAAGCAAGCGAATATCGCCTCCCTGGAGGAGTTGGTCAATAACCTTCGATCACGAATTGACAGTTTAGAGGACGACAGTGAAAGTCACGCAGATGAACTTGTTTCCCTTCAGGAACAGTTTGACGAGAAGATGTCAGAGCTATCTGCCTTACAGAACGAAGTGAACGCTCTGAACACACCAGGCGTCAAAATCATCACAGAAGAATCACTCAGCCCGTCTATTCGCAAGGCTTATGCCCGTATCAAGGAAATCGCACCTCTATATGCAAGCCTGCATAACGATGTAGCTAATTCGGAGATCCCGGCAGAAGAACGGCAGCCTATAGCCGAAGAGCTCTGCAAGCTCGATGACGAACGCCGCCGGCTTTGGAAACAAATCGATGCCTGGGCAGAAGGAAAAGGTGAACTGAGCCTTAAAGAGAAACGACCGGTATACAGTGAGAATGGTGTAGTACGCGGTATTGAGATCGCCCGTCAGATTAAACGTCTGAAACAAAACATTACTAACAGCCAATCTGCTGCTAACCGCGCCGAATCTCAAGGTAAAAAGACTGTTATGCAAAATGCATTAGATCGTGTTGCCGGCTACCAAGAAGAACTGGCAGCACTGGAAAAGGAAATTGCGACGCAACAGAGCGCAAGTAAGGAATAACATCAGAGGCATTGCCCCTGGATCTATGAACAGTTCATGCACAAGCGAGGGCGATACATCTAGTGTTGTCCTCGCTTTCGTTTGAATACAACAAACCACTATAGTTATGCCTAAGAAAGATTCCACATATGACCGGATAGAACATGCCTTGTTCAAAGACAGAGAGGAAGCATCAAGCATCCTGTCCCAACGTGAAATGGAAATAAAAAAACGAATGATGCTATGTGTCAGCAAAAAAATGGAAGATCCTCTGATCCAAGACACCGAACTTGTCAACTTCCTAATGAATGGATGCGGAGGTAACGCAGATGCCGTATCACAGTCACAGGCATACCGGGACATCGGCATGATCAACAGATTGGTTGGCAACATTCAACTGGCCGCAAAAGCCTGGTATCGGTATATGATTGTCGAAGGCGGGAAAAAAGCCTTCAATATGGCAATAGACAAAGAAGATGCCAAGGGAGCAGCTGCAGCGTTGGACAAAATAGGTAAATACACTCGCTCGGACAAAGAAGATGAGAAATTCGACTACTCCCAGCTCGTTCCTCCATCATTTGAGCCTTCAGATGATGTTACCCTTCTGGAAGGTCTGGAACCTATTGAAGATCTTGAAGGAACCAGGTCGGAAATGCGAAGCAGATTCAAAGGTATGTTGAGCAAAAAAGCGGTGGACATTCGTCCCATCGAAGAGGAGGAAGAAGAATGAGTACTCCCCTCTCTCCTATCTTATCTGCCCGTGAACATCGCAGAAAGCAATATGAAGTCGTAGACAAATTCTTCAATAAGATGCAGCGCCAGGCGATGGCCATCAACGCACATGACGAGTATATAGTCGCATCACGTGGTACCGGGAAGTCCGAAGGTATTGATGCCCGAATTATCCTCCGGAATGTATGGGAAATGCCGGGATCTTTGGGTGGTCTCATCTCTCCGTCATACGCTAAGGCATGGGGAAATACTCTCCCGGCAATCTGCAAGGCTTTGGCTGAATGGGGATACATTCAAGGCATTCACTATGTGGTTGGTCATAAAGCACCGGCAAGCATGGGATTCGCCAAACCTGTCCGTCCTGTTCTGGGTGAAGGCTGGAGCAATGCATTCCACTTTTGGAATGGTACGGTCATGGTGATCCTGTCATTCAACCAAGGGATGTCTGCCAACTCTATGTCGCTGGATTGGGTGATAGGCCCTGAAGCTAAGTTTCTCAACTATGAGAAGATTAAAAGTGAAGTAGATCCTGCCAACCGAGGTAACCGGCAATACTTCGGTGAATGCCCGCACCATCACAGTGTAAGCTACTCCACAGATATGCCGACCGCATCGATGGGGAAATGGATTCTGGACAAGATGGATGAAATGTCCCCACCTCACATCAACCTGATCAGAAACTTATATCTCAAACTGCAGGAGTACAAACGCAAGCCACTCACGGATCATGTGATGCGTCAGATCAAAGAATATCAATTTGACCTGGATCTAGCAAGGAAATATCAGCCTCCAATCAAACCGCAGCCGGGGAAAACCAAAGAGTACACGGTTTTCTATGGTGAATACGACGTATTCGACAACCTTGAAGTGCTGGGAGAAGATTTTATCTGGCAGATGTATCGTAACTCACCACCGCTAATTTGGCGTACCGCTTTCATGAACGAACGCCTGTTCCGTGTACCGAACGGCTTCTATTCTGCGTTGGATGATAATATTCACTTCTATATCCCGAAAGACAATGGACGCCTCCGGAATCTTGGGTGCAACTGGGGAAAACTGACCTCCTGCGGCTGTTTGGGAGACGGAGATCTTGACTTCGATCAGGAACTACACCTGGCATTCGACTCAAATGCATCCATCTCCACAGCTGTCGTAGGCCAACTGAATGAACACACGATGCGCATTCTCAAGTCATTTTATGTCAAAACACCAGGGAAGCTACAAGATCTTGTCAAGATGATAGCCGACTACTACCGTCCGAAACTTAATCACGATATAGTAGTCTACTATGATCATACGTTCACCTGGGAGTCAGGATCCACTACAGAAACTTATGCCGATATCATTGAACGGGTATTCAAAGAGAATGGATACAACGTGACGATGGTCTATGTCGGTCAAGCCCCGAAACATGAGTGGAAGCATCTGAATATAGACTTGACTCTGAAAGGAGATCCGCAATTTCTGTGGGTCCAAATAAACTTGCATCAAAATGAATTTCTGAAGATCGCAATGGAACAGACTGGCATCAAGCAGGGAAAGAATGGATTTGAAAAGGATAAAACGCCTGAAGGGAGCGATGACACTCCTGATAATCCAGATGAATATAAGACGCACATAACTGATGCATTTGACACGCTGTGGTTAGGCATGAACTTCTATTTCACGGCACCTGGATCAAACACCAGTGGTGTATTCTTCTTGAAAAATTAATAAAATCACTGTTAAAATACATCTAAATATATATTTTCCTGTATTAGCACAACCATACTAGGTACATTCACTTTAAAAATAAATATCATTTTACTTTTAAGTATCAATATTTCTCTATATTTTAGCAACCTAAATTTAAATGTTTATAATCATGTTACAAACACTTCAACTCAAGGACCTCTTCTTTGGAAAAACAGATGCTAAAAATGAACTTGCAGGAAATACGACCCAAGAAAAAGAACTTTTCCGCAACAGCTTCCTTATACCGGAAAATATTGATATAAAAGACTTTATTGATGGAAAACGTTTTTATATTTCAGGACTAAAAGGAACCGGAAAGACTGCACTTCTAAGATATATTGATTTACATTTAGAAACGATACCGAAGTGTCATTCTTCCTTCATATTATTTAAATCCGAATTTTCAGAAGAGGACAAAACTGCCTTCAGCCAAGCAGCCAACACATATATAGCATTAAAAAATCCAGACACCAACATAGATGAAGACTTCTCAAATGTATGGCAATGGTTTCTTCATCGACAAATAGTCAGACTATCCAAACAATCTACCAATTTATTCTTTAGGGATGATAATAATTGGGAGAAATATTGCAGTTGTGTCTTAGCTCCTAAATTAGGTAATGAAGAATCAGGCATTTTTGCTTTATTTCCCAAATTAAAAAGAGGTAATGTCGAAATCGAAGGAGATGTAGAACTTTTGAAAGGAAAACTCGGATTAGAGTTCGAATGGGATAATAAAGAAGCTAAATTAGTCAAATTTTCACAAATAGTAAGACAGGCTAGTGAACTATACAAAAGATTGACACCAAGTAGTCATAAACTATATATTTTTATTGATGAATTAGAACTTACTCTTTCAAAACAGAAACAATATCAAAAGGACATAAGATTAATTCGAGATCTTATTACAGCTATATATAATATCAACAATATATCTAAACAACTAAAGTATGATATCCATGTTATATCAGCTATCAGAAGTGAAGTAATCTCAGCAATGCATGCCACTGGTAAAGAAATCAATAAACCTATCTTAGATTTTGGAGTAAATTTAAAGTGGCAACAATCTGGAGGAAATATCAATGAACATCCATTAATTAGGATCATAAACAAGAAAATACAATCAAGTGAAAAATCATTAGGGATTGATGTATCCACGGAAGATGAAATTTGGAAAAAATACTTTCCAGAACAGATTAACATGAAACCTACAAGGGAATTCATCCTACATAGAACTTGGTATAGACCTAGAGATATAGTTAGATTATTAAATATAGCACAACAACAGTATCCGAATGAAGCAAAGTTTTCTCATCAAGTTTTCGATGGCATTAACAAAGAGTACTCAACTCAAAGTTGGTTTGAACATGCGGAAGAATTAAGTGCATTCTATTCTGCTGACGAAATAGACGGCATAAAAAAAATGCTAACAGCATTAAAATGTCCATTTACTTTTGCTCAGATCTCTCAAAAATGTGATCAAAGTAGAAAAATGTATTCAAGTTTAGACAAGTTATTAAACAAGTATAAAATAGGAGATATATTGAGCCACTTATATAACATTGGAATTATAGGAAATACAGGAGAAAATATACGCTATTCTTTTCGTGGAGACGATGAACTAGTAATAGAAAATAAAATGAAAATACATGATCCATTATGGAACTATTTATCAATATCTACTCGATAAAACTGAAATTAAGTATTTAAAGAAGGGGTGTCAAAACTACAATGAGCCCTCAGAAAAGTTACGGATTGTAACTGATAAACATAAAAGAGCCGTATCAAACTCCATTTCGGAGTAATGATATGGTTCTTTTTATTGCAGATGGGTATTGTCAAGCTTTAGATTAAAAGTTCATTTTCTCTGAGATTGAGTATTGACACACCCTCTTTAATTTTTTCACAACCAACATAGTCCATCCCAAGTCTCAGATAGTTCTCATCATTAAAAATATAAAACTTTAATTCTCAATATATAAACAAATTAAAAGAGGAAAAATTTCTCCTTTTTATCCCGTCCGACCACGCACCGCCCTAAGAAAATGTTTCGATCTAAAGTTTTTTTTCACCCCTTATATGCTGGGCTTCATCGCTTGTAAACAAATTTCATTTCATCATTTTTGGGCCTCTGCCATGTCCTTTACGACCTACTACATACCTGATACCTTTGCTGAAAAACAAGACATGGACCCCATCCTTAAACAACAATTGCTCGCATTCATACTTGGTGGTAGCTTTCTATCAACCATCACAGGATTCGTCACCCTCAAATACACTAAAAAGCAGGCAGAAGCTAAAGCTCTAAGCTCTGTACAGGACGTATATCAAGAGCTCATCGCTGACCTGCGAGCTGATAAGCTAGCTATGAAAAAAGACAAAGAGGAAAGCGAAACGAGGTGGACAACTCGCATTGAGAAGCTGGAAAATAATCAGCAATCGCAGGATAAAAAGATAGCGGATAACGAAAAAGAAATAGCTGATCTCAAACGATTCAAATGTATAAACCTATCGTGTAACAATCGAAAACAATGAAACACTATGCACACATTCTTATTTGTACTGCCAGCCTTGCATGCGCTTGTTCTTTTTGTGGTTGCCGTGCTACTTATCAAAACGATAGTAGCACTCAAGAGCAAACCCGTCTTTCTATCTCAGACTCAG